GCATTGGCAGTGTCATTGTCACAGCTCCTTAAAGTTAGCTATGTCGAAGTGTACCATAGGCTCGATGTCTTGTGGATCGTCTCGTCGCGTCGTGCCGCCGACCTCAACGTAAAAATCCTCGAACGCTGGCGGCAGCCGCACCATGCCAGCCTTGTCCGTCCACTGCACGGCTAGGAAGCACGGCAGCCCCGTCGTCATCGTTAGCAGGCGCGCCTGCGTCGCCTTGTAGAGCGACAGCATGTACGTCGGGTACCTGTTCATCGCGATCTTGCGTTGTCTGGCTTCGATGAACGCGACCGCTTTTCCGTCGCGCATCGCCATGAAGTCTAGGCTCAGCTTCATTGGCATCTTTGTGAGCATGCAGTTGTAGTGCCTTTCAATCTTTGCCGCGAGGCGTCGCTCGTTGTTGCGATCTTCGGCGGTTTCGTAAATGGGTCTACTCATTGATCTTCTCCTCCAGCTCCTTAATGCGTTTCTGCATCCGCTTGCCATGCGCTGCGAGCTTTAGCGTTAGATGCCACAGCCCGCGGATATGCAGTGAGCCTTCCCTTGGCCAGTATAGATGCTCCTTGCAGTGCATGCTCTCGACGCCGTCCGCGACCTCGATGCTGTCTTTGTACACTTCCAAGCGATCATAGTAATAATCGAAATCTTTACTCATAGTTCCCTCTCCAATTGTCTGAGCCTGAACGCCAGCTCACGTAGCTGCTCGCTCATGCCCTTTTCTATGTGCGCGCTGAACAGCGGCCTGCGATCCTTTGCGCTGTACGCCTGCCCCGCTATGAGCGCGAACGTCTTCGCGTCCGGCGCAATCTCGAATGTTATGTGCGCCACCTCAAAGTGCTCGCGCGGCGCGTCGGGATGACGCTGCTTAGATTTCTGGCTGTGACGGCTCATATGTCGCTCCCTTCTTTATATTGTCCGCCGCCCATAACGGCTGCAAGTTTGAATAGTGAAAGCATTGGCGCTGCTCGTCCTCATTAGTCAGGTCAAACGCTGCACAAGGTTTGATATGGTCTATGTGCCAATCTCCATGATTGTCCCATGTCATTCCGTCTTGAAATTGCTGCTCAAGATGCTTGCGCAGTTGCGGGATTGAGCAGCCAATATATTTAAGGCAGCTTTTGCTTTTATCGCCGTATCCATTCTTTAGCGCCTTCCTTATTCTGTCAGATACTTTCTGCCGCACCATGTAATGAATATCCGTCTGCATGCGCTCGTAATGCTTGGCTAGTCTGTACGCTTTATATCGTTCGTTTCGCCGTTTGTTTTCGGCTTTCTTTTGCTCATCTGTTTTTGCATGGTATCGAATAGACTTTAGCTCATTGCTTCTCGCCCTTACATCAGGACGCGCGTGCCATCTTTTTTTTGCATTCCTGCGGGCTGTCGCTCTGCGTTGCTCTGATGTCAGCTCGCAATTACGCTCCTTGCATATTCTGCTGCAAAATCTTTTAAACTGTTGGCGCTTGCTTGTGATGCTAAAAAAGTTGCAGCACTTTTCGTATTCACACTTCTTAATCATCACCCAACCTCCGACGCGTTGATCCATTCCCCGACGACGACGCACTGCACGTCCCGCCCCTGCCGTTTATCTGGCCACTCTTCGACCTTCAGCACGTTTGTCTCGATCCACTTTTTCAGGATTGCCTTTGCGCGCGCCTTCTCGTGCTGCTTGTCCAAGTCTAGGTCGAGTTGCACGGCCACCGCATTGCCCGCCCACGACTTGGCGCGTGCATCTGCGCGCATTGGCTCGCCCCGCTCAGCGGCCCCCCCGATGAGACGCTGCACGGCCTGCGCGTCTTTTGCGCTGACCCCATCGAACAGGTCTGGCATTTTGAACGGCACGCAGACGCCCACGTATTCACCGTTTGGCAGCTCCACCCCGTGCATACGCCGATACAGCGCCTTTGCGGCCGGCGGTGCAAGGTTTGCCTTGCCATCGTCAACGCGGAATATGCCGAGCGCCTCATGCTCCGACACGCCCAGCTTCATCGCATCTTCTTGGCTAACACGATTGATGACGCGGGCGGCGCGAGCTGCACCGATCAACGATCCGGCGCCGCGGACGCTGTCGACCGTTGCATCTTCGCCGTTTGTCTTGCGGATGTGGTGCGTTAGCACGATCGCGGCGTCGGTCTTGTCTGCGACGTAGCGCGCCGCTGCGACCGCCGCGTTCATTGCGACGTTATCGTTTTCGTTGATGTCGTTGAAGCCCACCCACGGGTCAATGATGACCAGCCCGATGTTGTGACGCTTAATCTTTTCGATCATGTACTCGAGCATGTCTTCGTCCGTCACGATGCCGTCACGCGTTTGCTTTGCGAACTGGATCATGAGATCACGGCCAGCGTCGAGGAATAGCTTGCCGCGTATGTCCTCCGGCTTGATGCCATAGTGGATGAAGATGGCCGCGAAACGTCGCTGCATTTCCTCGTATGGGTCTTCGCCGTTGATGACCCAGACGTTGCACTGCTCACGCACCGGCTCCTCCAGTAGCGCCTTGCCCAGCGCAATGGCGCACGCCTCCACGCCCTGCATGGATGTCTTGCCAACGCCGCCCATCGACGCCAGCACGCTAACGTATCCGCGGATGTAGTGCGTGCCATATATCCAACGCCGCTTTGGTATCAGCGACGGGTCGATAACCTCAAACTCAGTTGGCCACTGGCGCTCGCTCTCGAGCTGTATCTGCTTGGCCTCTTCATAAAGTTGCGCGGTTGCTAGTGCTTCACGCAATTTTGTTTCACCGGCCTCGCGTAAATAGTCGTTTGCGTCCTTGACGTTTTCGGCGTCTAGCTGGTCGAAGCGTATGACGTGCACCTGCGTGCTTCCGTCGCCCTTAAGGACGTCGACGCATTTTTCGATGTCGAGGTCAGGGTCTGCGCATATCGTCACGTCTGAGGCGCGTGGAGGCGTGTACGTCGCCATTCCCGCCTTCCCGAAGGTGCAGATAACCGCCGCATCGTCTTTGGCTGCCTGCCGTATGCTGAGCGCGTCCTCCGGCCCCTCGACAATGACGATTGGCTTTTCGCCTTGCGTTTCGCCGATTTGCATTACATTTCCGGCAATGACGCCCCTACTGTATTTTGCAATGCCGTTGACCTCGCGCTTCTTTCCCTCTGGCGTTATGAGCACGCTCTGGATACCCTCGATTTCGCCCTCCGGCGTTGTCGCCGCGAAGATGATGGCCGGCCCGTCGTAGACGTTGGGGCTAAACTTTGCCACGTTGACCGCTGCGCTCGCTCTGAGGCCGCGTGAGTTGAGGTAAAGCAGCGCAGGCTTTACCGCGTCTAGGTTTTCTCTTGTGATCGGCACGGCGCGCTCCCACGCCTCCTGCGCCTTCTTGATTTTGTCTCTGCGGCTTTCCTCGTCGCGTATGATTAAGTCTTTACTGGCAAGACGTGTAACCAAGCGCTCTAGCTCACTTGGTATATACGGCTGTATATCCGAGTTCTCGAGCTGCTTTGGGTTTTCGCCGCCGCGTTTGAAGCCGCTGCCAATTGTTGACTTTATCTCGAAATCCTTTAGCCCGATCTGACGCGCCGCCGCGTGCAGTTGCAGGATGGCCGCATCAATGTTGGCCGGAGACATGTGCGCGTGCCTGCCGATTGAGAATGCTGCTTTGTTTAGGTTTTCGTTTCTGCCGCCCTTCATGGACGCGATGACGTCGCCTACTGCTCCATCGACGACCTTATTAAAATATGCTTCTGACATCATTATCACCACGGCATTTCTAATTGTCTGTCGATAACGATATCCTGCGTATCGTATCTTCGCGTCTCGCCCTTTGGGTATGGCAGAACAGGATATTTTAAAAACTTCGCAAGCCTCTTGTTACCAAAGTAAATATACCGATGCTTTGGTTCTGGGTGCTTTACAGGAATACTGTTTTCCTTTGCATAAACCGACGGTGCGCTAATGCCACGATTTGTTAGCACCTTTGCGTGTACCCATTTGCCATCTATCCAATACTCTTTGTCGTGTGATTTCGCTGCGCCACAATATAAAAAATTTGTTGCCTGATATATATATCCAACATGACCAACTGCGCCATCTGCATAACTAACGACAGCCCATTCTTTCAAATGCCGCAAGCTGCGGCCTACGAGAAATGATGCAGTGTTTTTAGGTGCGCGTTCATTCACACATAATCTATTTAGCTCTATAACTTTTGTACGATGCTCTTCACCTAAAAAACCTCTACCTACTTGGGGCGATGGAGGCATTCCGTATGTCACGATACCTTCGAGGTCGTTATCAATAAAGACACCAAAGCTATACATTCTTTGACACTTACGTTTTGCGTAATGCTTTTCTAAAAGCCACACATCCGTTTCGCTATTTTCAATTTTTTTAACTTCCATTTCACTCACTCTCACTGCGTCGTTGTACGTGAGGCGCCGCAGCGCCCCACGTTATTACATTTGTTAGAACCCGAAGTTATTATCTCCGGTTGGTGCCGTTGGCTCCGGTGCAGGAGCTGGCGCGACTTGTACAGCATCTTGTACAGGTGCAGCGTCTGCCGCGGGCTTGTCGATCCATGTGCGGATGTTGAA